CCGGCGCCGCAGGCGCCCGCAGGAGCCGTAGCGCAGCCCATTTCTATTCCGGTAGAAATTGGGCTGAACCCGCAGTTTATCATCCAGGGCACCGAAGGCATGAGCCCGGACGAGATTATCGCAACCGTGAAATCCCGCATCCGCGAAATGGTGGACGACATAAGCGACGAGCTGGCCGAACGCCTGGCCCGTGTCCTTGCGAATATGCCCGCATAAGGAAAGGAGGGCAAAATGTTACCCGAGATTGTGTACCTTACCCAGCTCGACACGGGAACCAGAATTGCGCTCCCCCTTACACCCGAGAAGGTTTCCGACAAACGGGAGGGGAATTTCATTTCCTACAACATCCTGAATGTTGGCGAGGTGAAGATCCCGAACGGCGAGAAGCTGGCGCAATTTTCCTGGAACGGTATTCTCCCCGGCGTTTCCATGCTGGGCATGGGTATCGTTTCGCTTTTCGACTGGAAGCCGCCCCGCGTGATGATCGGCATTCTTGACGGCTGGAAGAAGAACCGGAAGAAACTTCGGCTTCTTGTGACCGGCACGGCCATAAACCACGACGTTTATATCCAGAACTTCACCGTTACCCATGAATACTTCGACCGGGCAGAATACAGCATTTCCTTTGTGCAAGCAAAGGACATTCTGATTAAAACCACGGACGAGGCAGACGGGAAAACGGATGGCGGAAGCCTGGACGAGCGCCCGGCAAGCGCAGCGGCCGCAGCTTCCACACAGGCGACCGGCAAAACCTACACTGTGAAGCCTGGGGACACGCTGTGGTCCATTTCCAAGAAGTACCTTGGCAACGGTTCGCGGTATTCGGAGATCTACAACTCCAACAAGGCCGTAATCGGGAGCAACCCGAATTTGATTAAGCCGGGCCAGGTTTTGACCATTCCGGGGTGAGGAGGACCGCATGATCGACGTTTCCAAGGTAGCATACAATGTTTATGCGGTCCTGCAAGACGGCACCCGGCTGAACGTGACCCCAGCAGTCATGGATCTGGGCTGGGAGGAAGGAGAGAGCGAGTTGAGTTCTCGTTTTTCGTTCACTGTTGCAAACGTGGACTATAACGGGAGCCCGCTTTCTTCGACCATAAAGCCGAACACCGCCATTGTGGTAACGGCATCGGCCGGAGGTGATGAACAGGAAGTTGCCAGCGGGAAAGTGATCGAGTGGAACCCGCAGGACGGGGCCGCCATGAAGGACTTTTCCGTGGTGTGCTACGACGACCTTTACAACCTCCAAAAGAGCCAGGACGACCGCTATATCAAGGCTGGAACCGGCACGAAATCCGCCCTGAACGCCATCTTTTCCGATTGGGGAATCCCGGCCGGAGAATACAAGGGCCCGGACAAGCCCCACGCAAAAACGCTTTTCAAAGCGGAATATCTGGGGGACATTATAACGGAGCTTCTAGACGATGCCGAAAAGCACGGCGCGGACAACTACGTTATAAGAATGAGCGGTGGCAAGGTGAACGTTCTGCCCATCAACGCCAACGAAACAGTTTACCACTTTGACGAGGACGACAACCTGACGACGAGCGGAGACAAGATCAGCACGGCCGACCTTGTGACCCGCGTTAAGGTGATAGGCCTTGAAAAGAAGACCCAGAAGCGGTCTGTGGAAGCCACCCTGGACGGGAAAACGGAGTACGGCATCCGGCAGCGGATCTATACCCGCAGTTCGGACGATACGGCCGCGCAGGCCAAGTCCGCCGCACAGAAGACCCTTGACGAAAAGGGAGAACCTACACGGAAAACCACCCTGAAAGGCGCAGATCTTCCGTTCATCCGCAAGGGCGACAAAATCCGGGCTGCGGCCAGGACCGTGAACGGCTTTTGCACTGTGCTGGGAGTGCAGCACGATGCCGCAAACCGCACAATGACCATGACCGTTAAGGTTTTGGACGAAGACCCGGCCGGGAACAAGAAGGACTCTGACGAGTACAAGGTGGGCGATATTGTGAACTTTGCCGGTGGCAGCCATTACAAGGCTTCCACCGATACAAAGGCCGCAAGCACTAACCTTTCGCCCGGCAAGGCTAAAATAACCATCATAAAGAAAGGTGCAAAACACCCGTACCATCTGATCTATCAGAACTGGGCCGAAACGCACGTTTACGGCTGGGTGGATGAAGGTACCTTTTCAAAATAACGGAAGGAGGAAACAATGAACCCGAGTTCTGGCAACAAGGGTGTGAACCACCTGGCCCAGGTTTTGGCCGGTCAGAGCAAAAAGGACCATGACCGAAATTCCGCTCTTGTCCTTGATTTTGGCGAGATCATGGATGATTACAGCCTCCAAACGAACACCTTTTCCATTCCGATTCCGGTAGAAGATTACCACGTCTGCCGTCAGCTGACCCTTGGCAAAACCGGGGACATTCTGGCGAAGACCCAGGCCGTTGGCTCTCCGGGCAGCGGAGAGCATGAACACAATGTTGTTTCAAAGTTAAAGGATTCTCTCGGAAAGCCTTGCACCGGATCGATTGGCGTGGCAGCCAGTGTTCAACCAGACCCGCCAGACCCGCCGCAGAGCAACGCGGGAAGCGGAGGACCGGAGGGCGCCCACCAGCACCACGTTTTGATTCCCGAGAAAATGCGCCGCCTGAAACCCGGGGACCGTGTTCTGGTGGCCTGGGTGCAGTCGGAGGCCGTTGTGGTGGATATTATCTGCCCGGCGGAGGACCTGAAAAAATAACCAGACGAAAGGAAGGACTTTCCCATGGCTGAAAAGCAGCTTTACCCCGTTTTTGAAGTCCCCGACTTCGTCACAAAGAAGAACGAGGAGAGCCGGAAGCAGCAATATAAACCCTCTGTTTATTTTGACTACGCGACCGGCGATTTTCGCCTTGACGGCGCCGGACGCATGGCAGGAGCCAGCGGCCGCGAAGCCTATATGCAGTGGTGCATGAAAACCGTTATGACGGAGCGGGACGCCTTTCTGGCGTATTCGACCAAGTACGGCGCAGAGCTTGAAATCTCGCTTGCACAGAGCGACCACGCCAGCGTGGAAGCTAGTCTGGAACGGACTATTATTGAGGCCATCATGGCAAACCCCAAAACAGAGTATTGCCGCGACTTCACGTTTACATGGAACGGGCCGGACAGCTGCGATTGTGCGTTTAACATAAAGGGCCGCGGCTATGACGAGATCCAGACCGTCAACCTGAACTTTTCAAAGTAAGGAGGTGAGAGCATGGCCACAATTCCGGCATTTTCTCCGCCTGACTGGCTGAAAACCGAAACGGCAGAGCAGATCCAGGCGCGCATGATGGAAAGCCTCCCGCCCGACATTGACGACACCGAAGGCGGTTTCCCTTGGGACTTTACCTATCCGACAGCGCTTGAAAAGGACGAACTTCTGAATTTCCACCTTGTGGAAACCTTGAAGCTGATGTTTCCGGCGTGGTCCTATGGTGCATACCTTGACGGCCACGCCAGGGCTGACGGCCTTTCCAGACGCCCGGCGAACGCTGCGGCCGGTATCGTTACCTTCACCGGTACGCCTGGCACACAGATCCCGGAGGGGACTGTGGTCTGTGTGCCTTCTTGCGGCGGAGTGCCCGCCATTGAATACGCCACGGATTCCGCGGCCTACATTGGCGAGGCGACCGACGGGGAGGACGGCACCGTTGACGTTGCTGTAACGGCCGTAGAGCCCGGCCCCACCGGCAACGTGGGCGCGGGAGTCATTACAATTATGATGGACCCGATTGCAGGCGTTACCCTTGTGAACAACGCCGACAAGATCACCGGCGGCGCAGAGGAGGAAGACGACGAATCCCTCCGCCTGCGCATTGCGGAGTATGACGAAACTTCGGGCGAATCCTTTGTGGGCTGCGACGCGGACTATATCCGCTGGGCCAAAGAGGTTTCCGGCGTGGGCACGGTACTGGTTGATGCCCAGTATGAAAAGACGCATCCCAACTGGGTGCGCCTTATTATTCTGGATTCTTCCGGCGAGCCCGCCAACGGCTCTATTATCCAAAACGTGTATGACCACATTATGAGGGATGACAACCGGATTGAACGCAAGGCACCTGTGGGCGCAATCCTTCTGGTGCAGGCCCCCGAGGGCGAAGTGGTGAACATTTCCGTCGAGGGTTTGCAGCTGGACGGCGCCAAGACCGCAACGGAGGTGGAAGAAACCTTCCGTTCTGCGCTGATTGAGTATTACATCACTGCCAAGGCTGACAGCCTGGTGAAGTATAACGAGATCCACGCGGCACTGACCCGCACCGAGGGCGTGAAGAACTTCTCCAAGGTCCTTGTAAACGGCGACGTGAAAGACATTCCGCTGGACCCGGCAGACTACCCCTGCACCGGTGAAATCTACGGCATCAAGGACACGGAGGCGACCAGCGAATGAGCACCCGGAAGAACTTCGACCTTGAAAAATTCCCCGAAAACCGCGTTTCCCAGCGCATGATCTCCCGCGTTTCGCCTATCTATGAGCGGTCCTATGTGGCGAAGTGGCTTTATGAGGTCATGGGCCAGGAGGTGGACGACGCGGAGATCCGCTTCTCGGAACTGCGGGAGCAGGCAAACCCGGAAACGGCAACTTGGGCCCTGCGCTACTGGGAGCAGCGTTACGGCATCGAGGTGGACGAGAGCCGGAGCCTGGCAGCCCGCCGGGCGGACATAATC